TTTACTAACTACAAAGGAACAACGGCAGCGGATAGTTCAAAAAGTATTTCTACTTCAACTGCTGAAGCAGGAGCAAAATTCGGTGCGGTTAGGATAAGAATTAATGGTACTGATAAATGGATACGCGTTTACGATAGCGCTGTTTAGGAGGCTTAATGACTTTGATTAAGGTACAAGTAGCTCCAGGTGTTGACAAACAAGATACTCAATATGGTGCTGAAGGACGTTGGACCAATACGGACAACGTTCGTTTTCGTTATGGGCTTCCAGAAAAAATAGGAGGATGGGCGAAGGTTACATCCGATGCCTTAGTAGGCGCAGCGAGAGGACTTATTACTTGGTTCTCTTTAGATGGCGATCAATACGCAGTTACAGGAACAAACAAGAAACTTTATGTCTACCAAAATGGATCATGGTATGACATTACACCCATAAGAGTTACGGGTGCAAGCATTACAAATTTTACAACTAGCACAGGTTCTGCTACAGTAAAGGTTACAGATACAGCACACGGTGCCCTCGAAGGAGATTTTGTTACCATCTCAAGTGTATCAGGAACAGCTAATGGAATAATAGCCGCTAATCTTGAAGGAGAATTTGAGATACAGGTAGTAGAAGACACAAATAATTATAACATCATTGCTAAAGCTGCAGCGACAGGAGCAGGCGCTTCAGGTGTTACAGGAACAGCAGAATATCAAATCAATACCAACCCAGCTATATCTATATTAGGATATGGATGGGGTGCAGGACCTTGGGGTGGTGTCAGTGGCGGACCGGGATGGGGAAAATCCCGTGCATCATTGGCTGCTCCAAATAGTGTTCAATTGGATTCAGGAAAATGGTCTCTAGATAACTGGGGGGAAGATGTATTAGCACAGCAATTAAATGGTGGACTTTATTATTGGGACACTTCAGCTAGTTCTACAACAGTACAACGTGCTGTCAGCTCAACTGTAGCGAATGCTCCTACATCCAGTAGGTTCATGATTGTATCAGGTACGGATAGACATGTGATATGTTGCGGAACAGAGACTACCATAGGTACTCCTACTTCAAGAGATGATATGTTTATTAGGTGGTGTGATCAAGAAAATGTTAATGAGTGGGCCCCTACCGCTATTAATACTGCAGGAACTCAACGATTAACCGACGGTAGTAAACTTATTGCAGCTGAACGTTCACGTGGTGCAGTCTTAATATGGACTGATAATGCTTTGTACCAGATGCAATTGATTGGTGCGCCGTTTACATTTGGATTTTCACAACTAGGATCTGCATGCGGAGCATGTGGATTACATGCAACAGTGGAGAGCAATGGAAGAGCTTTCTGGATGGGAACTGATTCATTCTTCATGTTTGATGGTTCTGTTCAAAAGATTCCATGTTCTATAGAAGATTTTGTGTTTAAAGATATTGATGAGGCATCACAGAAGGATACCTTTGCAGCATTGAATACTGAATTTAATGAAGTGACTTGGTTTTATCCGTCTAATGGATCCTCTGTCATAGACAGAGCAGCAACTTTTAATTATGCGGAGAAAGTATGGTATAATGGTACTCTATCACGTTCATCATGGGCTGATAAAGGCGTCTATCAATATCCTTATGCAACCGAATATAATGCAACTGATTCAAGTGCAACCATTAGTGCTATTAGTGGACTTACAGATGGAAGAAGTTTCATGCACGCTCAGGAGAATGGAAAAAATGCTGATGGATCAGCGTTAAGTTCTGAAATAAAATCAGGAGATTTTGTTATTCCTCAAGCTGGGGAAAGACTTATGTCAATTAAAAGATTTATTCCTGACTTTAAAAATTTATCAGGAACAGTTAACGTGGAACTAGATTTTAAATTATACCCAACAAGTAGCACTGTAACTAATGGTCCTTTCTCCGTCACTACCTCCACTACAAAAGTGGACACACGTGCGAGAGGAAGACAAGGGGCTATTAAGATTACAAGTTCTGCTATTAATACAACATGGCGTTATGGTACATACCGTGCGGACATACAACAGGATGGAATGAGATAATGTCACAGATAAACATACCAAGACTTCCTGCGGCGCAGGATGAGTACAGTAAGGAACAAATCAACCAGATGATCCAGACACTGGATCTACTAATTCAGCTTCTGAATTCTTCTTACACACCAGAACAATTAAAGAACGAAGATGAAGCGCTATCATGGTTTCTAAATTAAATGGCTAACAATTATAAAAAAGTTATGACAACAGTTACATCCACAGGGGATTCAACAATCTATACTGTGCCGGCTACTACTACCACACTTGTTAAAACTGCATGGGTATATAATAATTCAGGGGGCTCAGCTATAATAAGCTTAAAGATAAATTCAACGTTACTGAGCACCAATAGTGCCGTGACTGATAAAGCTACGGAATCCTTCTTTTATTTAGCTTCAAGTGACATTGGAGTGATGGAGGCTGGAGACATACTGAAGATTAATACCAACGCACAACCAGTAAATGTTTACTTAGGTATATTAGAGATATCAAAATGATTGATAATACAGAAAATACTTGCTATAAGGAGAGATTATGCCTATAAATGATGATGCAGTAATAGAATACGTGGAGGTCAATGGGGAACAAGTTCCTAAAGTTGTTGTCCCTGCGGAAGTAACTATTACGAACACGGCAACAGGAAAAGAATACGGATCAGCGAAGGAAGCTGATGATGACGTTGACAATCCTGCAACTTCTACCAAGCGTGAACACATCCGGCAGGATGTTGTCATCAAGGTTGCAATTCACAAAATTTTAGAAGGAGTTACAGGTAAAGTATAATGGCACACGGATATTTCCCAGATGAAAGAGACATGAGATTCGGCGGCAACATGGAGAGAGCTAATGTCGGTAAACAAAATTCACGTGCTTGGCCTGGTGGACCACCAGGAGTTGATTTAAGATACGAAAATTATCAGGCACCACACAGGTTTGAATACGCTTCAAATAATCCTCACCATCCCAGTCATGCTAATAGAAACATGAGAGGGAAAGATAATTACAGAGTAAATGTTGGACCTAGGCCTGAAGGCG